CCTGAGGTTGTTCCTACCCTAGTGGTAGATACACCTAAAGAGAAACATGTAATCGGTAACGGCGACGCAGACGATGTATACCTAGCCAAGTGTGTATACAAGAATATCTATGAGCGCAAGTCATTAACTATCCACCACCTTCAACGTCGCCTAGAGGAACTAGGATACAAGGACGTTATTGGCGACAGGGATGGATGGCTTGGAGAACTCACCATGATCTCAGTTGAGAAGTTTCAACAGGACAAAGGCTTGGCTGCTACTGGAACAGTAGACGCTGACACCTTTAGGAAGATCTTTGAAGGAGATACAAACGTAAACGTTGTCTTATAACGTAAGACTTATGAAGGACCATGTGTCACAAGGCACATGGTCTTTTTTATTGTAAGTTTCTTAAAATATTTTTTATCTTGAAAAATAGTTGGAGACGTTTTGGAAAGTCTCTCTCCCTATACGAGGCTGTCTCTCACGTCCAAGGCACTTAACCTTAAGGTATCAAATAATCCGAATTGTACATCATCTTATCGCCGCAAAATGTACACATACGTAAAAGAGTATGATACGGTATCTACATGCACACTCCGGATCTGCCAAAGAGCGAGCAGGACCTGATCGCCACCCTGTCAAAGGAAAGTTTATGGAGAAGGGTCCAGGATCTTAGTAAGGCGGGGTGGACGTTACAGTCCATCGCCGATGCGTTTAATCCACCGCGCAGAAGATCAACGATTCGTTCCTGGGTAGTTAAGGATCTTCCGGAGACTGTTGTTTCCCTTGGGAACGTACCCGTTCCTCCTGTGAAGAAGCCAAGGTCCGTGAGACAGCGCCCTAGGTCTCCAGGAATTCCGCACGACGAGCAGTTGGTAATCGCAAGACTTTCACCGCTGGCACGACGCTACCGATCTCGAACAACTCCATCGTCCTCTTCCTTCACCGCGAATATTGAACTAACAAGTATCGCAGGACAACTTTACCTAAAGGGTGTTACCGTATCGGAGCTTGCCCGTGCGTCAGGAGTTACCTACCGTGCGATGAAACGTCGAGTAGATAGGGCACTTACAGCATGAGGGTACTTCATGATCTATTTCCGGCGTTCATAACCGTAGTTCCACCAAACGTTGTCGACGACTTTAGGTCAGTTGCGGTGAAGAGTTCAGATCTTCCAACTGGCGCTCGTTATCTTGAGCGGGTGCGTATCGTCGTTACCTCGGATGACAAGGGCAACATAGTAATGGTCGCGGCTGACCACCACACCGGACCACGTTTAATTTTCTCAGAAAGACTTGCGGACCTTAACTGGTCCGGAAACAAGACGGATGACTCCCAGCTCATAACACAGTCTGGAAAGATCATCGCGTTTAAGTATCAAAAGGGCTGCAACTGCGGAAGCCGTCTGCGGAGCTGGAGCCCCTACCGAACTATGGACTCGATTAAGGACCCAACATCATGAACCTATATCACATAACACACATGTCAGGAATCACGTTTATCATACTTGCCCTGGCAATATTTCGACTAACTAGGGCGATTGTTTCTGACGAGATCTTTGCCTCCCTAAGAGATAAGATCTGGGATCGGTTTCCTCCGGAGACAAGCTACGTTGGATTTTTCTTTACATGCGAGTGGTGCGTCTCAATGTGGGTTGCGCTTCCAACCGTGATCTTTTATGCAATAAATCCAAGTATCACTTTGCTGGTAGGGTGTATATTTGCCCTGTCGGCAGTATCAAGCCTTATAACCGCGCGCCTGGACCAGTAATGATCCAACGTTCCGTTAGCCAACGACGAGGAGTAACACGTGGCAGTATTTAGAAAAGATAAACCGCGCCGAGGACGTCTAACGTCTCGCCCGGTTAACAACGCCAAGCCTGTTCCTACTCAAGTTACGCTAATCACAAGCGAATCAAACTTTGCACAATCACTTCCATACTCTACGCCACGAGCAATGACGGCGGCTGCCGCCCGCATTCCTCTTAACGACAAGGGTGAGGTTGAACACTTTAAGCAACGCCGTGCCGGAGCATCAAGTGACTGGCAAGGTGAGGCTTGGGAGTACTACGACGCGATCGGCGAGGTTAAGTACGCGTTTAACCTAGTTGCGTCCGTCGTCTCAAGAATTCGTCTCTACGCGGCGGCAGTTGATAACCCAGCGGAGACTCCAGTTTCAGTTCGCTCAAGTAACTTTATTGATCCTCGTCTTGCCGCCGCAGCTGAGCGTGCACTTGCAAGACTTGACTCCGCATACGGAGGACAGGCTGGTTTATTACGCGATGCAGCGTTAAATCTCTCAGTTTCAGGAGAGTGCTACCTAGTTCAGTTCCCTGCAAAGGCAGGAACAGGAACTCCAGAGTCATGGGATATTCGCTCAACAGACGAACTACAGGTTGACTCAAAGAACGCATACATGATCATTCCACGTCGCGACGTAACGTCCGCAAGTCGTGGTGGAAGTACCAACGCGATTAAACTTCCAAACCAGGCGTTCGTTGGACGTATCTGGAGAGCGCACCCACGCTACTCTGAGGAGGCTGACTCAAGCCTAAGAGGTTTGCTTGATCTCTGCGCCGAGCTTTTACTTCTAAACAGAACGTTTCGTGCGACCGCACGCTCACGGTTAAACGCAGGAGCACTTTACCTGCCTGACGGACTTTCAGTTGCCGCACAGGGAGATCCTGATTACCCTTACGACGACGAGAATGAGATAAATCCGGGCGTTACTGTTGAGGAGGCTGAGGACGAGTTTGAGGATCAGCTCATCGACGCGATGACAACTCCAATTCGTGATGAGGACTCCGCATCCGCGGTTGTACCTTTAATTATTCGTGGACCTGCCGAGCTTGGCGACAAGATTAAGCAGTTTAAGTTTGAGCGCTCATTTGACCCAGCACTCGCAGAGCGCTCTGATAAGGTTCTAGATCGCATCCTACAAGGACTTGACGTTCCAAAGGACATCATTACAGGTCTTGCAAACGTTAAATATACTAACGCTCAACAAATTGACGATAGTCTTTACAGAGCTCACATTGAGCCGTTGATGCTTTTAATCTCTGACGCACTAACTGTTGTATACCTACGACCAGCGCTTATCGCATCAGGCTTCACCGAGGACGACGTAAAGCGCATCTGTGTTTGGTACGATCCTTCAGCGGTTGCGACAAGAAACGACCGTGCGGCCGACGCTGACGCCGGATATGACCGGATGGCAGTTTCCATGGAAACATGGAGAAGAGCTCACGGGTTCTCATCAGTAGATGCTCCTGACGCAAAGGAGGTTGCAATTCGTCTTCTTATCGAGAAGGGATCTCTGTCTCCAGAGCTCACCGAGGCGATGATAAACGCGATATCTCCAGAGTTCATGAACAAGATCCGCGAGGTTCAAAACGCAGGATCACCTGCGCCGATACCACCGGAGATTCAAAAGGCACTTGATGAGGCAGCGGGAGTAGCTCCTGCCGAGCCAACACCAACAGAACAACAACCACAGGAAGGAGCACCACAATAAAATGTTAGAAAATTCTAACCCGAACATGATCGTTCAAAAGCCAGAGTTAGTTGAGGCATTAGCCGAGCTTCTAGGCAATGACGTAGTCATGTACTTTAAGGCGCACGGACATCACTGGAACGTGATGGGTCGTGACTTTGCACAGTTCCACGAGTTCTTTGAGGAGATCTACGAGGACATTCTTGCTCAGTTTGATCCGATCGCCGAGGACATGCGTAAGCTTGGTGCACTTGCACCTTACACTCTTGCCGAGCTTTCAAACCTATCCTCAATGCAGGATATGGACTGCGGATCAGACGCAATGTTGATGGTTCAGGACCTCTACGAGGCAAACAACATCATGCTTAAGTGTATTGACGACGCGTTTCAAATCGCGTCCGATCTTGACGAACAGGGAATAGCAAACTACCTAGCCGAGCGAGATGATATGCACAAGAAGTGGCGCTGGCAGTTAACCGCGTACCTAAGCCCAACCCAGGCGGACAGCTTGGGAAAATCTGAGGCTGTTCAACCTGTAGTAGTAGGAGACACCGAGAAGGTTACTCCTATGGTTGAGCAGCTTATGAACGACGCTGATGGTTGTCC